TATTATATCATAAAGGTCGTAGTTTTTATACTAGATTTCATAATAATCACACAAACGGAATAAGCCTTTTCTAAAATTTTTTATATGCGTTCTAGCGGGTTCATTGTTGACAATAACCTCGTAGATAATAGAAGCATAATCACCCGCTTTTCGTAAAGCTCCTTTAACTCGGTCTTGAGCACCTAGTTTAGAGATAGCCGATTTATCACTATCACCAATAATTTTTTCTTTCACATAGTCAAAAGTAACTCTTGGATAGTATCCAGCGTAGTAAATATCTTGTTGTAGTCTTAATCCAGCGTTGTAAAGATCATTATTTAGATCGTGATTATCTGGATAGAGCAAATGATTATTATAATAGTAATCAAATATATCAGCGTGTCGCCTACGTACTCGTTTGTAGGCCTCTTCACCTTTTTCAACTTTAGGTATTTCGATATAAACTTCTTCAAAGTCGGGTAATCGATAATGCTTCCCACTTATTTCAACAATGTCTTGGCCACCATAATCGGATTTATTAGATCCCATACGCAGCTTTAACGGGATCAAAGTCTATCCATTCACCTTTCAGATCACACTTCCAAATGTTATCTATGGTTTGGACATACTCCTCAGGTAAATCATCTAGTCCTAAGAATCCGTCTTTACATAATTGATAAATACAGTTCCAATTCATTCTTGGTGCTCTTCTTAAGGTGGCTTCTTGCCAACGGATTAACATATCCGCTAGTCGATATTTATGGTTATCAAGAGGGGAAAGTCCATTATGTACCCAATACTCATCCCCATACTTGTCTTTCATTTGTTTGTAAGTTGCTTTTGTTTTTTGTCTCTTTAATTCTACCATGCTTCTTTATACACCTTTTCTTCTGTAGTGGAAATTCTAAATGTCTCGGCTTTGATATATCGTTCTAACGCTTTGGCGTAGTTCCCGTTATCTTTCACCTGGTCGGACTGATAATTAGGCCAGTTTTGGCGGACTAAAATCTTATCTTCTTTAGATAGTAGTTTGTATATTTTAAAAGAGTTCGGTTTATTACTACGAACTTTATTCTCTATTGATAGAGTGTTCCATAACTCTTCAAACTCATCAGTGTACTTTGTTAAGGTACGTTGTTTTTTATTAGTACCCTTACCCGAGTTTAAAGACTGTTCTTTTTCATCCTCTGAAAGAGGATATATATTAGTAGTATTAGTATTAGTATTAGTATTAGTATTAGTAGTTATCGTTTCGCCATTAGGGTTGCCATTAGCATCGCCATTAGGGTTGCTATAGCCACCCCATCTTACTTCAGCACCTCTTCTACCATTTTCCGCTTGTTTATTGGCATATTCCATAGCTTCTTGAAACTCTTTCTGTTGTTTTTTATTAAAGTATTTATCTTCTTCCTTGTAAAAGAACTCAGATAGAATAGTTTTAATTACTTCTTCAGAGCTATGAGTAATTCTTTTTAATTTATTGATATCACTAGGCAGTCCTTGACAGTTCTTACCCCAGTGAAACATTAATAATCGACAATAGCAGCCGAACTCAGTATCACTAAGATCTTGAGTATCAGCTAAAAAAGTATCGGTATAAATATACATTTTTGGTAACTTACTCATTGTGATCAAATCCCTTTCTAACCATTGTTTTAATTTATAACTAGAGAAAAGAGAATTGCAAGTGGAAATAGGTAGCCCTTAAAGAACTACCCAAGCATCAATGTCGAAATGAAAAGTGTGAATGTCTCACCCATAGTTGAAAGAGACTAAGATCTGGAGATTTTTACAAATATATACACAAACATATATGTTGTATTACGAAACATCCACACATCAAAAAATATAGCTATAAAAAAAATTAAATCAACTACTTTTTTTTCTTGGCATTAGGGGATAAATCTTTATGATTTTTGACAAGGAGAAATATTATGAACGTGAAAGAGATCCCCGAACTAAATGTGATTAATGATATTGTCATTTCACATCTAATTGAATCAAGAGATGATTATTTAGAACGTAAAAAGAAGTTAGAGTTTCAATCTGATATTGGACTCTCTTCTGTAATGGATAGTCCATTGGTTCACTACATGAGACAAACTCATCCTGACATAGAAAGTTATACTTCTGATCATTTAGATACAATGATTGGTGAGTTTATGCACAAAGAAATTCAACGACACTTTATTTCTGTTAAGGGAACAAATTGTCATATTGAAGAGCCAGTGCAGATTAAAGCCGAAGGTGAATTGGGTGAATGGTCTCTATCAGGGAGAATTGATATCTTAGAAATGATCAGCGACAAACAAGTCAAGATCGGAGATATCAAAGTCACAAGTGCTTATCAAGTACAAACCATTAATAGAGAGCTTTATAAGTATGAGCAATCAGGTGATTGGCGTGACTTAAAACATAAATACATTTATCAGCTCAATGCGTATGCAGAGGGAATGAGACAGTTAGGGAAAGACATAAAAGAACTCTATCTGATGGTTTACTGTAAGCATTGGACTAAACGATTAGCATGGGAGGATCAAAACTTTCCACAATTCCCTATGTTCTATCGTCAAATACCTTTGTTAAGTTCGGAGAAAATCCAAGAATACTTAACAGAGTGTGTGAATAGACATCAAGCAGCACAAATGGGGTTACAAGAAAATTATTTACCTCGTTGTAATCAAGATGATTTATGGTTGTCCGATCATAAAGAATGGGCAGTCAAAGTTAAAGGGAAGAAGAAAGCCATAAAACTTTTTACTTCTAAACAAGAAGCAGAGCATCATGCAAAGAACTTACACGACTCTTACTTAGAGCATCGACCAATCGGTTTAAGTATTCGTTGTCGTGATTACTGCTTGTACAGTGAGGTATGTCCTCAATATCAAAAACAAAAAGGAGCAGAAAATGCAAAATAGCAGTGGGGGAAAGAAACCCGACTATAACTTAACAGAGAAAAAGAATAATGGATCATACGAAATTGTAGGTGCAGCTTGGATTAATGAATCGAAGAATGGCAACAAATATATTTCTATCTCCATGAATAATGGTGCTAAGTTCTCGATGTTTAAGAACACACCAAAGCCTCAGAATACTCAACAACAAGGGTATCAACAGGCAAGTTATGGTCAACGACAGAATCAACAACCACAACATATTAGTCAAACAATACCCGATAATTCAAAAGACATTGAGTGGTAAGAACAAAAGAAAAGATAGAGCATACATGATTTGGGCCTTAGATAAGTTTCCTTGTTATGTGTGCTCTTTGATGGGCTTTAGTGATAATTGGTCAGAGCAACGACAGTTTCATCATCTTCAAGGAGCTCATCGTCAGGGTGCAATGATGCGTGATGATCGTGTTGGGGTTGTCCTTTGTTGGAGTCATCACAATGAACTTCACACAAAAGGTGGAGAAAGAAACTTTTGGTCAGATGTAGGAGTAGATCCTAAAGTAATGGCCGATGAAATGTATCAGGAATACAGGGAGAGAAATGAAAAATAAAATAGATTTGTCTGGGTACTTACCTAGTTTAACAATAATTTTAGAACTTCTTTATAAAAAGGGGTACGCTAAAGGAAGAAGAGACGCAATCAAAGAAATGAAAAAAAAGGAGGTAGTCGATGAAGCTAGAAGATTTAATTGAACATAGTGAGACAGTAAAAACTGTCAAAAGATTTTATGAGATATTACAGAACCCTAGAGAAGGTAGGATTTACGTCTACCACGAGGGTGTTGTTGCCTCCGATAAAGGTGATAAAGGCGAATTAGGGAGGGTTTCTTATATGGTTAATAAGTTTGCCAATAAGAATGATCTTATGCCTTTTCAGAAAAAAGTAATGAACGACAGATATATTTACTTCTTTGTCCGATAATCATTGGACACCTCTATCACATGATTCTAAACAAGTTGATATATGTTTGCGTTGTGATAGGATGTACACGAAAGCAATGATGATATCACTAGACACAATGAAGAAAAACTTTTTATGTATTAAATGTTATAACAGGAGTTACTATGAGTTTAGCAGAAATAAATAGAGATACGAACCAACTGTTAAATGATTTTCGACAGTCGGGGGAAAGACTAGCAGAAGCCGATGCAGCAGAAAAGTATGGTGAGAATATGATCAGTGTCGTCAGAGCCAGAATAGAAACAGAATTTATGAACGCTGGTAAATCAGCAACAGAAAGTGAGAAGAGAGCAAAAGCAGATCCTCGCTTTGAAGAATATTTAGAACAATACAAAAAGGTTCGGTTTAACAAAATGAGAGCACAAGCCGAACATGAAGATAATCGTAATCGGATTATGTTTAAGATGTCCATGAACAAAGCAGTCATGGAAGAAATGAAGTTTACTCGTTAACTATTCCTCGTATTGTACATTCCCTCCAACTTAGTGTAAGGCGTTCATCGCCTTGCACATCTACTGTTCTTCTGTAACACAGAAAATTCCACACTCAGTATGTTATATTCTTTGTCTGAAAGGATATACGAATATGTTTAATTTAACTAATCGTGCTATGAAGCACTTCTTAACCTTCTTTAACAAACCAGATCCAGAGGAAACTATCAAAGAGTTTTGCCAAGCTGAATATAAAAAAGATTGGTATGCTGCTTATATGACCTGGAAAGAAGAAGGTCGTTTTCCTAACTATATTAGGAGGACACTTTAACTATAGGGAGACTTCCTTGTCCTTTACAAAAAGGACAGGGTTTGTTCTCTATCTTTGTAGTAGCATTACATTCAACACAAGGTCTTTCATCGTATCGAACCTTATCTACGTACCACTTATCTTGTTTCATAGAACATCCTCTAAGACACCTGCTTGGACACAAGTAAATTTCCATTCAATGTCTTTAACATCAGAGAAATCTTCTTTAACTAACTTGAAGTATTCATCACACTCTTGGTAGTTATTGAAGATCACTTCTGATCCCATTCGAACACATTTTTTATCTTGACCAACCCCTAAACAAATCCACCCAACGAGAAAGAATTTAAGCATCAAGAAACTCTACCTTTTTGACACACTTTTTCAAGATCTCTTGTTCTGAGCCTTCTGTGCCTTCGATAGGGTTTCCTTGTTCATCTTCTTCTATCGCACCATAAATAAGGATTTTCTCTTTGTTTTTGTCGTACCAATATCCAATGGATCGACAGATAGGCATGGGTTTTTTCATGGTTTCTTCTGCATTACTCCATTCTCCAGAGGCTCTACCAGAGTCAACCCATCGGATAACAACAGGTCGAAGATTATTTTTTCTTTGAAGTTTTTTTAACATTCTTCTTCATGGTGTTTTTCTTACCATTTTTTTTATTGGCTTTTTTCTTCATTCCACGCATAGAGGATATCCTTTCTATTAGTTTGTTTCGATAACCAACAGTATCTTCATAATACTCTTGATCCCATTTTTTATAGTACCCCACACGCTTAAGTCGTGCAGAGGCTTCTTGAAGCTCATCCAATCGTTGAATAAGAATCATCAAGAACTCGTTATCTGTTTCGAAGTTATTTTCGTACAGAAAATCTACATCTCCTGAAGTATCAGGGTGATTAGCCATTAAGTAAACATTCTTCGGAAGGCTAATAAAATTTAAGGCTTCAATAACTTTAGAGAGTTCGTCAGGGGTAATGTCTTGATAGTCACTACAACCAATCACGACTATTTGATATTTTGTTTTGTTGAGTTTATTAATCCAGTCATCGACTAACTCATAGGCACGATCTAGACTGTTTGTTTCTTCTACTTTAAATGTTTGTTTAATCCGACACTGTTGAGCATACGGGCAAGTAGGGAAGTCTATAAGGGTATTGTGTTTTTCTACTACTTGTTTCGACCAAGAGAGGATATCGTCTCTAATAGACTTTACCACTTAACTTTATTAGCCCAAAAGGCAGCAGACATCTTGCCCTTAGCTATGTTTTTTGCATGACGAGCCTTAAATGATTTAGCTCTCTTTGTCATGGTTTTATCGCCAGTCTTTCCTTGTTGACCGAATCGAATTGTTTTAACTTTGTCTCCCTCTTTAGCGACCACTACGTGTGATTTAGTAGGATGACTCGGAGTTCTTTTAGGTTTATTAAAACCACTTACTCCAGCTCTTTTTAATCTTGGATCAGGCATTACGTACTAACCTCGCTATCTTTTTTGAATACTTGGCATTACTTCCTGTACCACCAGCTTTTCTTTTCTTTCGAGTAGATGCGGCATATTCCGAAGCACTCAACTTCTTAATGACTTTTTCTGGCAGATATCTTTCTCCCGTCTTAGAAGAAGGTTTACCAGATTTCGTTCTCCACTTCTGTTTACCCCAATTTTTAAGACTCTGTTGAGATTTCTTTAGTGGCATTACTTATACCCTCCACCAGCTTTCTTATAATCTCTAGCAAGTTTTTGTGCTTTCCTAGCAGACCATTTCCCAGCAGCTGTTCCCATTGTATTGCTATTCTTAATTTGATTGAATAGCCTTTTACGTAGTCCTGGCTTGGTATAGTTACCTGCTTTATTTACTGTGCTTTTTTTTGGCATTTTTCTTTAGTTTCTTAAAGTCAGCTCCTGTGATCTTCTTACGAGGTGCAGCAACAGCGGCTAACTTCTTTTGTTTGGGTGAGTATTTACTATAAGGCATTTAGTTTCTCCGATTGTTTAACTTGGTTCTCAAAAGTATCGACAAGCTCTTTGTCTTTCGCCATCTTCTCTTGATACTTTGATAGTTCTTGTTGATTCTTAATGATATCATCAAAAGTCATCGTCATAATCTTTTGACGTAGTTCATAGGCTCTTTCATGTCCTAGTTCTAATCTTTCTAATAGAAACTTATTATGAGTTCTTAACTCTCTTAGTTCTTTCTTTGCTTCTCTTAGTTGTTTTTCTACTTCTTTTAATGTTGCCATGTGTTACTCCTTATGTGTGCAACCTGCACAATCACAGTTTATACAAGTCATCTCACAATGACAAGGACATCCACATTTCTCACACTTGGTCATTTATCAGAATTAATCTTCTTTAATTTTTCAAATGAGCGTATGCCCGACATTCCGAGGAGAGCCATGACAAGCGGGAATAAAGTCGCCATGTCAAGTTCTGGTAATGGATTATGGGGTATACTGAAAGCTGCAAGGACAAAAATAACAAACTGTTTTAAAACGTATTCCCACAATATTGCAAGAGCACAACTCATTCCTATTAATGGTCTCCAGGATCGTTGCATAATACCACCAATACCTGTAGCAGTAGACTTAGCATCCGCTAAGTTTATATCCATTTGTTTAGAGTTAATCTCGTTTTCTAGTTCTTTGAGTTTATTTCTAGCAGCGAGTTTTTCTTCTTCGGAAGTATGAACACTGTCGATAACTTTACCAACAGTGTCCACAAGAGATCCGCCTAGTAGTTTAGATAGCATTAAGCTATCCACCAGTTATAAACTATTAAAGCTAAGACAATAAGGATCATCCATTTTGCGTGAGTATTTAGTTTAGTCCATAAACCTAATACCCAATCCCATGCTTGTTTCATCTCTAACTCCTTTCGGTTGTTAAATACTTTTCATTTTATCTGCTAAAGCGTTGGCACGATTAGGGGTTTGTTTTGCCCAACGGCTATCCAACATCTCTGCTGCACTTGCCTCGTACTCACACTTATTGAGATGATAATGAAATCTTTTAAATTTTTGTAATTTTGGAAGGCCCAACTGGAAACACATCTCGACCACAATACCAAAGGCAGTAGGGTGTACGTGCTCTTCAGTAACAAACTTCTTCGCATCTTCTAAAGCAATGCTAAAGTCTTTATCGAAGTATTCCATGACAACTTCATCAGAGTATTCTACTCCTTCTTGAAGATCATCTGTAGGTAGAACTAAATGGCCTACTCCAAACGTGGCGTTTCCTAAATGGTCTTTATAGACAGAATTGACTTTACCCTCATGCTTGAGGATAGATTGTTTTATTTGTTCTCTTGTTGACATTTCCCTTCTATTATATCACATAGGTCTTTCCAAATGATGAGAAGGTTCTTGTCAGATATCTCTACATACCCCTTTTTACCATTGAGTTTATTGAACTCTTTAGATTCTTCATCAATAATAGAAAAAATTAATTTATCTTTACCAGGGAGTATTCTCATAGATAGATATTTCTATCCCAACTACCAGATTTTTTTAAGATCATGGGTACTATATATGGTACTCCGTCAGTAATGACAGCACAAGATAGGATAGGCTTAGCCATATTGACTTTCATGTAAGCCATAGCCAAAGACTTTTTGTCCACCATACAACCGACACTCATACCCCAATTAAGGTGAAAGTCATTAGCGACATATTTAATTTCACTCACAGTATGAAAGTGTCCTTGAACACAGGACATACTTGCTTCTCTTACTGCTTTGGCAATATCCTTACAGAACTGATGAGCGAATATAATCCGACCTTTATCTGTTTCTACAATATGGCGTTCTTTCCATTGCCAACCCTTACCGACATCTAAGATCTCGTTATAGTCTTTAATGAAAAACTTAGACATTCCTTTAGCCATTGCTCTACGCAGCACCATTGAACCATGATTACTTTCTAATAGGACAACTTTGGGAAATATCTTTTCTAATTGTTTACAAAGGGATTGCCCAACTAATAATTCATCAGCTGGGCTAGGGAGATCGGGATTAATAACATGAGAAACATTAATAGAGTGCCAATCCATTTCATCGCCTATATGAACCACGTGATCGGGTTTATAGGCTTTTTTTAATTTCTGTAAAAAAGGGAAAGTATCAGGGTGATGATAGGGGAAGTGAGTGTCAGAAATGACTAATATTTTTTTATACATATTCGTCAATATGTCAATAATTATATACTATAATCTGTGGATAAACTAGGGGTTATTGGGATCGAACTAAGTAAGCCTCAATCCACATAATCTTTTCTTTAATGATAGCAATATCTGTTTGCATATTAGCAATTCTGTCGGCCTTTACTTCTACTGCATCTAATCGTTCTGAGAACATTCCCCAAGACATACCTAGCCCAACTATTAATGCTACGTAGGGTAGGATGTATTTGAGTTCTATTTTCATTTGATATTTGCCGACATATTGTTTAAAGGGTTATTAAGTGCCTTGTTAATTTTAAGATCAAGATTCTCTTCTAGTATCTTCATCTCTGAGATTAACTCTCTCGAATCTTCTTTTTGTCTATCTTCCACATCATTGACAATTTCAGTAATGTGTCGGATGTCATTATTCATTTGACGTAAATCTGCCTTCATATCATTCTTTAGATCTTTGGCCACATCTGCTACAATAGAGATCTCTTCTAGAACCATATCTACTTCAGACTTTACAACAGCAATCTCTTGTTCGATATAAGATAGGTCAGGAGCAGTGTAATTTTGAATCTTCTCTTTCATGTCCATATAGTCTTTATATACCTCAAATCCTCCATATAAGCCTCCTACAAGGGTAGATAAGGCAATAAGGATACCAAACACCTTCCCCCCTTTAAAAGATACCTGTCCTATACTTACTTCTGCCATTGTGAGTTAATCATTTCATCCATTGTTTGTTGTTGAGCTATATTGAACATTATACCATAAGGATCATCTATCGTGACACTAAGATAGTCATCAATATTGTTATCTGTTAATGTTTTTAGTTGGTAGTTATTAAAAGATTTTGTGTCTGCTAACTGGGCCATAACAGCTAACTTAACATTGTTTAAAACAGTTTGATTGCCTTGTTCGACTACCTTGACCATAATCTTTTGGGCTACTTCTTCTTTGGTTGGTGTATCTTGAGTTTGTTCTTCATTAGGAGATTCTTCTGTTACTTCTGGTTCAACCTCTAACTCTTCGACCATTTCGGTCATCTCAACTTCCATTTCTGTTGGCATTTCTTCAATGGTAGCAAACTCTTCCATAACAGGAGTATCAATCTCTACCATTTCAGGTTCAACCATATCAAACTCAAAAGAAACCATTTCTCCTGTAGGATCTTGGATATCTATTTCAAAACTAACATCTTCATAGATTTCATAACTAGCATCAATTAAGTCCATTTCTACTTGATCTAAAACTTGATCAATGACTAATTCAATAATCTTATAAGTGGCAGTGAAGTAATAATCAGAAAAACCTGGGCCATAATATCCACTAGGATACCCCATATCAACACCATAGAGTTCTAATTCTGCGGTATTAAAAACTAAGTCCGAGACACTTTGGGTATATTTAAAATCTTTAACCCCCGACCAAGAGATATCAGAATAATTATGATTGTATTGTTTAATTAAAACGGAATCGTTATAGAGAGAGACTGTAATTTTAAATTCATCTTTACAATCTCCTGTTGTGTTAGCACATAGAGGAACTGTGTCATTTGAGATGTGACTGTAGACATTGCTTCCATACTCGATGAGATCAATGTTTTCGTATTCTGATAAATCAATATCAAAGGTTTTTGAGCCTCCTCCTAGACTCTCATTTCCTGTTGTAAACTCTGCTCCCTCCATACCATAGGAGTTATTAGAGCTTTCTACATCGTTAATATTAGTATCGGTACTATCTTTTAATAAATTTTCTGTAGTGACTTCTTCTGCTCTAGAAGATAGCGAAACCAGTAATGATAGCCAACAGACCACCCACAAGGTATTTTTCATAGTTTCTAGATTCCTCATATCCTGGTTTATGTTGAGGGTGACTATCCCACCCTGCTTGAGCAACCTCGCCTATCGTACCAAAATACGGGCAAGGAGTACCTGCCATTTCCATTGCTGAAAAGACTCGTTCATCTTGACAAAGAACAGAGACAGCAGCAACCTTCATTCCCATTCCATATAAGGATCGAGAAAGTTTTAATCGTTCACAGTTTTCATCAGTATTAACTGTTGCACCTGCAATACCTAAGATCTGTGTTTGTACAGCAGCACTTGCTCCTGTCGTACATACGTCTTGATTGTTGATGATCACCGAGGGAGCAGAGGCTGTTCCTACGGATTTATCAACTGTCGTTGTTCCAGAAATCGTACTGGACACTGTATTGGTCTCTGCATAGGCTTTTTTACTAAATCCTAAACCCAGAACTAAAGATATTAGTGCAAAAGAACATAGCCATAAAAACCAATCATTCTTCATCTCGCAGTGACTGGTACTCCAGATGAAGTGACAAATGGGTTTTCTGCAAATGCCATGTAGATAAAAGAAGTTCCAGATTGGTTATGTGTAGAATCAGTTGTTCTCCACTTAAATCCATTACTGATAAAATCTACATCATACGGAGTAAATTCTTGATTACTTACGTTTGCTTGTAAAAGTTTATCAACAGGATTAAATTCATTTCTTTTTGCATCAAGAATAGACCAACCTGCACCACTTGTTAATCGTTTTACCATTATCCAAGCAGGTCTAAAACCTGTATAAACGAATGTTCCGTCTGTACTTCCGTTTCCTGTATAACTGCCAAATTTAGAGTATCCTTCTATTTCTGCGAAACAGTAGGCTATACATGCATCTGAAGTACCATTTGAACCCTCATTAGTTCCAAGACTAAATACTGATGATGTTGGTTCTGTTGAGTTCCATAAAACTCCACCATCTGAACCCTCTGCGTTAGTTCCATTTAATCTTAACTGACCACCAGCACCAATAGTTGAAAAATAAACCCACCAAGGTTGTGCATCAATTCTGTTTTTTTGTATAATCATTTTTGGCACTGCACCCAAACCATGACCAACTGTAGCATTAGCACCTGTTCCTGTATAAGTCAC